AATATACCTCCTGCTAGTAATGCAGCCGTATTTTAACGTCAAACCCTTGCCAAGTATGGGTAGTAGTAATATTTTCAAATACGGCTGCATTACTAGCAGGAGGTATATTTCTTGGGATTATTGGTGCATAAACTGCCTGTACTGTACCATCAGCCATCAATTCAACTGCTTGACCATTAGGTAACGTACCTGTTGCTACAAAGTCTCTAGAACCACCAACACCATCTGCACCAGTTGCACCTGTTGCTCCTGTTGCACCTGTTGCACCTGTTGCACCTGTTGCACCATCTTCTCCTGCTGCACCAGTTAATAACAATGATGTAGTAGATAATGCAATACCTGCTTCAACAGAGGGCGTTGCTTCAGAAGTACCTAGCGTTCCGTCACCTTGTATGTAGTAATGAGTTCCCGTGGTAAGTCCAGATTGATTCTCGCTAATACTACCTTTAAGAATAATAGATGCAGTTTGACCATCTGTATAAGTTGCTGATGAAAGTCCAACGTAACTTGAAGACGATAAGGTACTATCTCCAATGCCTGCCATCTGTCCTATGTATGCCTGTGGATAGGTACCCGTTTTTATAACACCTACAAACTTTCCATTCGATTGGAACATAATCTCTGATGAGACAATATCAGAACTAGCTATTGAAATAGCACTGTTAAAAGAAACAGTGTTATTAGTAACTGAACCTGAACGAACATAGCCTGTATTAGTTATATCGTCAGTGTACTGAATAACAAAAGCGCCACTAGTTGAAGGATTAAATTTTACTGAAAGCCCTTTTGCTCCATTATTAGTGGCAACTTGAAATCTATTTTCTGCTCCAAATGTTATTGTTGTTCCTGATACAGTTCCAGCTCTTGCGCCACCATAATATTTATTAGTTGGTTCAGATATTCCTGAGTTTGTTGTATGGCCTTTGTGTATTATAATAAAAGACCCTGTGTTTAGAGGATCAACAGCAAGTTGTACAAAATCACCGCTATAAGAACCAGTAGAAAGTGTAGCTTCAGTGCCAAGCGTAATAGATGTACCTGACACAGTGCCAACTATTGCAAAAGCACCAGCCCCACCTTTGTTATATGCGCTTACAAACTTCCCATTTGAAATAAAACTTAACTGACCATAGTTGCAATCATTTGTACTTATAGTGACTTCTGTACCATACGATATACTTGTGCCTGATATTGTTCCTACTCTACAACGCGCATGACCGCCAGCAGGCCAATATGTATATTGAACTACAAATGTATTGTTATCCACAGGATCAAACGCGCAATTAGCAACAACACTTGTTCCAGCTGTGTATTGATTTTCAGAGCCAAGAGTTATGGTTGATCCTGACAATGTACCTACGATTACTACGCCACTGTAATTAGCTTTCCTGTAACTTAAAATAAACTTACCAGAAGTATTAGGAGCAAACTCTACATGCCTGTGATAAGTAGCCTCGCTATTAAAAATAACTCCTGTACCAAAGGTAATAGTTGTACCTGAAATAGTAGCAACAGCAATAACTCCATAACCAGAACTAGTGTTGTAAGTTAGAAGAAATTGATTAGAGTTATTAGGATCAAGAGCAGTTTTAAATCCTTCAACTGGATTTGAATTTGATGTACTTATTTGATACAAACTACCTGCGGGTATCGACTCTGCTAATGCGTTTGTTACAGCTTCAACAGTACCGTCAGTTTTAAGTATTACAGCTTGACCATTAGGTAACGTACCTGTTGCTACAAAGTCTCTAGAACCGCTAGATCCACCAGTACCAGCAGGTCCCGCAGGTCCCGCGGGTCCATCTTCGCCAACTATACTAGTACCTTGAATTCCTTGTATACCTTGAATTCCTTGTGCACCATCTGCACCATCTGCACCATCTGCTCCTGCTGGTCCTGCTGGTCCTGTTGCACCAGTTGCACCATCTACACCATCTGCACCATCTGCACCAGAAATTCCTTGTGGACCCATAGGTCCCGCCACTGTGCTATCTGCGCCAGCAGGTCCATCTTCGCCTTGTATACCTTGGATTCCTTGAATTCCTTGTGGTCCTGTTGCACCAGATCCCGCTGGTCCTTGTGGTCCCGCTGGTCCTGTTGCACCTGTTGAGCCTGTTGCGCCTGTTGAGCCTGCGTTGACTCCGCTAATTTGAGCATCTACATAAGCGATAGTCGCTTTTAGTGCCAATGCATTTGTCATTGTGCTTACGAAATTAGCATCATCACCTAGCGCATTTGCTAATTCATTCAACGTATCCAATGCACCTGGCGCGCCATTGATAATATTTGATATTTCTTGATCTACATAACCTTTTGTAGTTACATGACCTGCTGCTGTCGGTGATCCAACATTAATAATTTGATTGTTGTCTAAATCAATTTTGTCACCAAATACAACTGCATTGCCACCTTGGTCGGTAATTTTCATACCTGTCGCCATTTGCAATGTTGCTGCCATGTTTATAGTAGTATCAGAATCGAGTGTTAAAACGCCTGTACCTGACACTTTTGTTGTGAGTGATTGGTTTGCATCTGCTTGAACAACGATAGTTCCACTGTTTGATTCAATAACCTTTTGACCATCGATATATAGCGAACCTTCGGATAGATATAAATCTCTCCATTTCATAGTTGGTGATCCAAGATCGTAACCTGTTGTTCCGTCTGAATCTATTGTTGGGATAATGTGACCTGACATGAATAGATCGCCATTACCCGATATTCCTTGGTTATTTCCTGCTACGCCTGCTATTGCGGTATCTACGTAGACTTTTGTTGCTGCATGATCTGTCTGGGTAGGTGATCCAGTGATGGATAAATTACCACCAATCTGCGAATCGCCATTGGTTATAAAACCACCTTCCATATTAAAACGTTTTTGACTCATGATTAAGCTTCTCCTTTAGTTAACTGTACTATTTATGGAAAAACTATAGTCAATTAAACTCACATTCAATTATTATATCATTGATTTAAATATATGTCAATGAGTATTCCATATTAAAATAATAGCAATTTATGTGCTTTTATGTATATTATACTGTATTTATACCAACTTCAGTATTTTTCCTATATGAGATAATATATTATCAGCCATAAAAAAACCCACAATGTGGGCTTTTATTATCTAGTTGATATTATTGTATTTTCAATAACAACATCGATATATCTTATGCTATCTTGATTAACATTGTTGTGTCAGTAAGTGCCATTCCAATTTTAACTGCATCTTCACCAGTAACAGTACTGATACCGCCTTCTTTTTGAGCATAGTAAATCGATCCAGCAGTCAACCCAGTAAATCCAGTCATCTGTCCATCAGTCTGAACAGATACACTATTACCTGTTAAACCATCGTCAGATGAGATGCCTATCAATCTATCAGCAGAAAGATTACTTACATCGGGTGAGCTGTGCTGGTTTACTATGGCTGCACCTGTCATTTCCATACATGATATATATCTACCAGTGTTACCCAAGTTAACATGCATACTATATTTACCATGTGCTGCTGTCTGTTGGTTTAATGCTGCTCCATGAGCAGAAGATGCATTAATTGTTGTGCTTACAGGATCAGTAGTTACAATAGTAATCTCGTTTGCATCCGGCGTTACTACCTGACTGTCAGTAACGTTAGATATCGTACACTTGATAAGGTAGTCAGCTCCAATCATAATTTCAGTATCATCATGCGGATTGAAACAAACATTCTGTGCCGTTTCTTGATCAGCCATATTACCCATTGTTGAACCTGTAGACAAGATGACATCTCCAAGGTCCTTTGCTGTTCCTACTGTGACCGAGCCACTACCTTCATTGAATACAGTACCTATAACAATATCTGTTTGAGCATGAGATGAAGGACCAGTTAGTGATTTAACTACTAATGCAAATCGTCCACCTGTACTTGAATCAAAATTAGGTTCCCATGCAAAACTCTTTCCTCTGAAATAAGCCGTTGCGTGATCACCAATGGACACCGTATCATTGGGAGAAAAGGTATCGCCAACAATATCAACAACCTGTACGCACGAACCACCAGAATTCTTACCAAAAGCCAATAGCATCTTGTTCCCATCATCTGGGAAGAATCTACAATAAGATGAGTTAGAAGTTTGCATGCCAGGAGAATACGTAGCTAACACGTTAAACGTAGTATCACTTGTCAGTTGACATAACTCAACCCTTCCGTGTTGTCTACTAGTCTGAATAAATCTGCCAGATACGGTAGGATGCAACGAAAACGATCCATAACTATAAGATCCACCGAAAGTATTAAAACCGCCTAGATCAGTTAACGCTAATGTACTTGCGTCTATACTGAATCGCAAGGTCACACTATTTGGACCTGAGCGAAACCAAACAATACCTTCATTGACTGGATCAAACTGAGAGTCAAGACCAGAAGCTGATTGCGCAGTACCAGTTAAAAGACCAGCACGCAGGCTTGGTCCCCAAGTTACTGATCCGTCTGCTGCAACCAAACCAACGTTATGTTGTGGTGTTGAGTCACCAGCAGAAACCATAAATCTGTTAGGATTAAACGGATCTACCGAAACATAATAATTATTATTATTAGAAGGTATAGCATGACTGTGTGTTCCAGTATTTGGATATGCTATTCCTTCTAGTATCGAAGCAGTTTGACCCGGATTCAGATATGGCGTTTCAATCTTTCCCGATGCATTCATTATAACTGCATCACGAGCATCTATATTTGTAGCAAGTTCAAGACTAATTGTGGAACTTGAACCACCACCAGTTCCTGCTGCTGCTAATATTTTAGCATCAATTTCAGATTCCATTGGAATCGTTGCATTCCAAGTTGGTGCGGCTGATATTTCCATGTAAAAGGCACTGTTATTGGAACTATTGTAGGTTATGAATTCAAGAGAAGATGCTTGACCATGTGTAAATAAGAGACTCGTGCCGGGTATCTGCATACCAGCATTAGTTGATATATTAGAAATTAATGTATTATTATTCTGATCATATATATTAAATTTTCCCCTAAGTGCAGAACTTGTACCTTGTACCAATGCATAATTGCCATTATCATAGTCTATTCTCGTCAATCCAATAGTATGCTGTGTCCAATCAGAGAACCAATTTGAAATAGTAACTGGTGAAACAAATGTTATTGTTTTCGGACCAGAAGTATTATATACTACGAATATATTATTTGTCCCACCAGTAGCGTTGATTGTAACACCCGAAGACACTGATGCAACATGAGAAGCAGTAAGCTGCTCTGATCCAACTGCGGCTACCGTCTTTTTCCATTCGAAGGTGGATGGTTTAAACCAAGCAAGATCAATAGTAGATGCAGCAGGTTCAGATTCTTGCATATACACATTATCAAAACTTGCACCTGCACCATCTGCACCATCTGCGCCATCTGCGCCTGCTGCGCCATCTGCACCATCTGCACCATCTGCACCAGCAGGTCCTGCTACACCATCTGCGCCAGCAGGTCCATCTTCGCCTTGTATACCTTGGATTCCCTGTGGTCCTGTTGCACCAGATCCCGCTGGTCCTTGTGGTCCCGCTGGTCCTGTTGCGCCTGTTGAGCCTGTTGCGCCTGTTGAGCCTGCGTTGACTCCGCTAATTTGAGCATCTACGTAAGCGATAGTTGCTTTCAATGCTAACTCATTTGTCATTGTACTTGCGAAATTAGCATCATCACCAAGTGCATTTGCTAATTCATTCAACGTATCTAGTGCGCCTGGCGCACCATTAATAATATTTGATATTTCTTGATCTACGTAACCTTTTGTAGTTACATGGCCTGCCGAAGTTGGTGATCCAACATTAATAATTTGATTATTATCTAGATCGACTTTGTCGCCAAATACAACTGCATTGCCACCTTGGTCGGTAATTTTCATACCTGTCGCCATTTGCAATGTTGCTGACATGTTTATAGTAGTATCAGAATCGAGTGTTAATACTCCCGTACCTGTAACTTTTGTTGTGAGTGATTGATTCGGATCTGCTTGAACAACAATAGTTCCACTGTTTGATTCAATAACCTTTTGACCATCGATATATAGCGAACCTTCAGAAAGATACAAATCTCTCCATTTCATCGCTGGTGATCCAAGATCGTAACCTGTTGTTCCGTCTGAATCTATTGTTGGGATAATGTGACCTGACATGAATAGATCGCCATTACCCGATATTCCTTGTTGATTGCCTGCTACGCCTGCTATTGCGGTGTCTACGTAGACTTTGGTAGTTACGTGGTCGATAAGAGTAGGTGATCCAGTAACGGATAGATTACCTTCTACCTGTGAATCGCCATTGGTTATAAAACCACCTTCCATATTAAAACGTTTTTGAGCCATAATTAAGCTTCTCCTTTAGTTAACTGTACTATTTATGATTTTGTATTTTTAATTTAAACACATATATTATATTATAGCCGCAAAAAAACCCACACTTGGTGGGTTTTTTATTTTATTATTATTAAAGTGTTGCGTCTTCCAATCCTGCACATCGTAACTTAATTACGTTAGTGAGTTGCCATTGCTTTACTTCAAGTGCCTTGATAACTCCCATAAACTTATTTCTAACCATTGAAAATTCAACAATAAGATATTGTAAATCTACTACATCAGGCTCACCATCGACAAATGCTTTCGCATCTGCTGATGTTAATGCACGTTGATAATGCTCAGTAAAGTGTCTGAACTTCTGACTGCGCAATTTTCGCATTTCAGTATGTAAATATTCAAGTATCGCTTCTGTCTCTTGTAGTTGGTTAAAACGATGTTCAACGATGCCCGGAATATCACGACTGTGCTTTTCCAAACTACCTTTCATACTACATTCAAACTTAGCCTCTGAAACTTGTATTTCATAGTGTGAAATAGCATTAACTATCTCTGCCATGTTTCCAGTGACTTTACGATACCATTTACTCATTTAATCCCACTCTTCTTCGTCTGTGTCGTCTTCTTCTTCGTGTTCAATATATTCATCAACACTAATTTGGAGATATTTATCATGCTCACTGATCTGTTCCGCATTACCTGCAATGTCAAATCCATACTGATCTAATACTTGTAGAAAATGTTCTGCAAAATTACTACGTTCTTTTTCTACAACACTAGACCTAGCAGCATCATATATAGCAATGATAAATTCTAAATCATTATCACTAAGACTCATTGACCATCTCCTCAATCACTGAATCATCTCCAGCAGAATCTAGAATTGCTTCGGGTTGTTGTTCCCACTCGCGCATCATGATATCTAGACAATCATCAGTATTCTTAGACCATGCTTTACGGAATTTCTTAATGATTTCACCAGTTACGGGACTAATATACTCAAGGCTATTACCTGACTTTTTCAATGCGCCCTTCGCTTCAAAGAATTCAGTTAATCCACTGTAAGGACTCATACCAGTATCATATGGAATTTCTACTTGTACACTCTCAAATGGTTTAGCATAACGTGTCTTCATGATCTTACACGCTGCACGAATGCCATTTACAGTAGTCGTCTTATTACCATCTTCATCAACTTTTAACTTTAGTTTACGCATTGCGATTACGATTGAACTTGCGTAAATGAATCCTTGACCACCAGAGATTTTATCATCGGGATCGAACATATCTTGCGATGCATAAGTGTGATTCGTAGCAAGTAAACCTACGTTGTATTCACCTAACATATTCACAGTGTTACGAACAAGTGAAGTAAGTGCTTTAGGTTTACGACCCAAGTCGCCTTTCATATCTCCTGCTTCAAACTGCTTAACGTCAGTGGGTGTTAACAACATACCTAGACTGTCTACTACAAATAAGATTTTAGGACGATCTTCTGGCTCTTTATCACCATGCTCAGTCTTGTAATCTTTCATCAAGTCAGAGATAATTTTCGCAACATCATCAATCATTGCTACGTTCAACTTCATCAATTTATCTTCACTCGTATCTACACCTAGTGCATGTAACCATGATTCGTCTAGTGCATTTTCCGAGTCGATTAGAACAACATAAATATCTTGCTCTTGTGCATGACGAATTATGTTTCCCGAAGCAATATATGATTTCCCTGCTCCAGATTCGCCTGCTAATACTGTTACTTTACCTAGTGGAATACCTTTTTCAAAGTCTCCGCTAATAAGTTTGTTTAATGTAAAATTACCTGTTGAAATCCAAGTATCAGGATCGTTAAATCCAGTGCTTAGACCAGGAACCGCCTTAGTAATACTACGACGGAACTTAGACACATCAAATGGTCGTGCCATATTATTCTCCTTGAAAATGGGAGCAAAGAACTTGCTCCCTATTGGTTACTTATGCTTCTGCTTTACGATTGCGAATTGCTGCAAGAATATCTTGCGCAGTAGGTTTTGCGTCTTCTGATCCTGTTGTCGGTGCTGCTGCTACAGGTGCTGCTGCTACAGGAACAGGATCTGCTTTAAAAGGGACATCGTCTGACGTAATCTCCTTTTCAGCAACAGGCGCTGATTGAACTACAGATGCCATTGGTTTTGATGGTGCATCAACACCCCATGGGCGGTAGTAATTACCCCACTTCTCATTATCGTATAACTGACCATCGACAGATGCTTCAAACATCTCGACCATCGCATCTAAATGCGCTTGATCAGGCTTCTTAGGTAGGAAGTCAGATAGATTAAATAATCCATTTGTTTCGATTGCGTCTAGTTCATCTTGATTTAAACTACGCTCACGACGAGCCCAGTTAGAAGTACTATAGTCTGCCCACTTACCATTCTGACCTTTGACTACTCTGAAATCTGTACCTTCGTTATAATCGGTGGGTAAAGATGTGAAATCAACGTCCATTAACGCTGCACTGATTACCTTAAAGATTTGAGGTGAAATCATGAAACGACGAATTGGGTTAGTAGGTGCTTCTTCTACTAGATCACTTTCAGTGACAAAGCCTTGAAATAAGTAAGACTTTTTCTTCCAATATTTACGAGCAACGTCTTCTAATGAAGGATCTTTGAACCATTGACGCAGTTCTGCGTGAATAGGACATGTGGTAGTTTCATCATCATACATTTCAATACAAGGTACTTGAATGGTAACAGGTCTTGATTCGTCACCACCTTTTACGCCTGCGAATTCTAAACGAATCATTTCGCGCTTCAACCAAAAGAATGGGTTGTTTGTATCGCCGTCAGGTAAAAATCGTAGTGATGCTGATGTGTTGTCTGGAATACTCCAGTGAGGGAAGACAGTATTGTCTGATTTGGTATTTGATTTCGTTCCAGATGAACGAGTTTCTTGTTCAAGCAATTTTGCTCGGATTTCTGCTAAAGATGCCATTATTTAATTCTCCTAATGCCTTAGTTTTGTTTTAGGTATTAAATGGATTATTCCACTAATACAAGTTTGCCTTTGTTTTCTTACTTAGCCTATACAGTATACTTCTTTTCATGCCTACTGTCAAGCACTTTTTCGTTTTAATTTGATTTAATATTTAGTGAAGATATTACGTTGTTAATGCAGGCTCTCAACTGGCGCTGCTTCATTTAAATTTATTCTTCTTTAATTACAGACCATACGCCATAAACAATGGCAATGTATGCTGCATAAGTTGCTAATGAACCCAGCAATAAAATTGCTAAACCCGTCCCAATCAATACTGCTCCATCTAATGATGTACGCTCTGTAAAACGTCCTTTTATCCAATTCTTAAACATATTATCCCACCATCTTACGTAAATTAGTAACTGCTTCATCATCCATTGATGATGTGCGTGTCTCTTCTGTTGTTACTACTTCTTCTGTTACTTTATCAAGTAACTGATCAAGTGCTGTGCGGAATGTCTTATTCATTTTATGAACATCTACGCTCAACATATCAAGTAAATTTGACAATTCAAATTGTTTTACTTGAATAGCCTTCATACCGATGTATGATGCCTTGTGACCCAGTGCAGAGATGTCACCACCTTCGCCTGAGAAATCAGTCATTGTATTTTCAGGATGCTCTGGATCAGTTGAATCAACTGGGATCTTAACGCCTGATTTAACAATGTTGATCAATTTTTCTAAGTTTTCAATTGCGCTCACGGTTTTCGCCTCTTTCAATTTAGTTTCAGATACTACACGATTTACTGTAGCGAGTGCTTGTTGCATACTCTCAGTAGATAATGCATTATACTTGAATTGCTCAGAGATGTCAAGGGTTTCTTCAATTAAATCTTCATTTACTTCAACTTTAAAATTATCATAACCACGCTTGGTAGACAACCGCTTAACCGACTCTTTTAGTTGAGCAATCTTTGATTTAATAGTCTCTACGATTTCTTGATTGTCTTCGTTAACTAATTTGTTTTGCTTTGTATATTTTGTGAACTTGTTTAAATCTGAAATCTCTTCACACATTGCCAAAATTGCTTGTCCCTTAACATCATAAGGATTTCCATGCTCATTAACGTGCATAGTCATTGCTCTAGCGCCTGCCATGTACTTATGTGGGAATGCAAACTTTTCACCCGATGCATTTTCAATAAACAAACTATGAATATTTCTACTACGAGAACCACGCATTTCTTCATTAACACTTTTGTTGTGCTTTATGATAAGCGTTGCTTCTGGCAATTTAATATAACTTGTCTTTGTTGAACCGCCCGCCTTTGTGAACCCTTCTGTCACTTGTGCATCTGTTTTTGGTTGGATTTGTTTGTCAAATTTTCTCATTGTGAATTCACCTAATTTTCCATGTGCAATTGCTTTGATTGCATCTAAAATATCTTTATTTCTCTGTATGTCGTAACTTTCCCCGATCTTAACAATCACTTCAAAGTTGTTATCTTCTTGTTTGATTGTGACAATCAAATTTTGATCAACAGCGTATAGTCGCGTTGCTTCTTCTACATTCAATGTCTCTACACCATCAATAGTGTATAAACGCATCTTGTAGCCTGCGCCTTTTAGTATGTTAAATAGTTCTGTTGAAATATCATTCATCGGGGTAATTCCTTTTTAATTATATATGTATTTATCTTTTTCGTCTATAAAAATGAAAATGGCATTGGGTCATCGTAGTCATTATCTAACCCTTCTTCCATCAAATACGCATATGCGGTATCTTCATAATTGGTTACTTCTTGTGCCATTCTTATGATTAATACGAGCGCCATGACTAAATCATCATTTTCACCTTCTTTTGCACCATAACTATTGCCACGAGAAATAAATACCTTCAGTTCACGTAATAGATTCTTACTTGCTATTTCTAACTTATCAGTCTCTACCCAATGCTTTAATTTAGCACATGCTGCTATCTTTGATTTATGTGTAGTAGTAAATCCTTTACGATATGCCTTTGTATTACCATGCTTCTTACGTTCACTCAAGAATGTCCCTGGGAAGTATTCTTCGCCTATCTCCTCAACGCATACCAATCCTGCTTCGCCCATTGAATTGTTTTCTAGACTATAATATATTTCAGATTGTTGCTTTGTCTCATCATCTATGTATATTGCTATCTTTTGTAATATTCTTACTTGCTGTTGTATAGTCGTTTTATTATGTTGCCATTCAGCGACTTGGTTCATGCCAGGCAATTCGTACACTTGTATCGCTGCATTATCTCCACCAGTTCCTAAACTAGGATCTAATGCAATAAGATATAAATTACCTGTTTTCAACGGCTTATACCAACGCACTTGTCCTTGCATTGCCCATGCTTCTTTTGCTTCCATCATGGCTAATTTCAAACTACTCACCAATGTCTCATCGAATGCAATAAATTCATTTTTATGTTCACGTCTGAATTTTTCTTCACCAATCTTACCTTGTTCTATTCTTGCCCACTCTTCATCTCTGTCTGGATGTCTATTCCATATTGCATCATAAGAGGCAAAACTATTAATACCTAAATCAGTTTCGTTACCATACTCATCTGTCTTCTTTTGTGAATCTCTCCAAATCTGAGCAAACTGATCATCGTCTTGGTTTGGTGTAGATGTTATAATACATTTACCACCAGTTGCTAATGTAGGCGATAATGCAGTCCAAAAATCTCTTGCAATGTTTGGACGTACAAATGCAAACTCGTCCAAGTATGCTAGTGATATAGACATACCACGTCCAGTGTTATCAGTGGTAGCTTGTGCAATAATACGACTACCATTATCAAATTCTAATGAACCTTTGTTATATGATGTTGCGCCCGCTCTCAAGTAATCAGGTAATGTCTCATATGCAAATCGAATACGCTGCATAATCTCTTGTGCACCACTATATTTGTGGGCTGCAATCAATATTGTCTGATCTGGCACGAACATAGCATACCATAATAGATAGCCAGCAGCGCATGTTGATTTTCCCATTTGTCGAGAAATCAATGCTACCGAGTTTCTATAATTATGATATACATCAACTAATTCTTCTTGAAAGTCAAATAATTCAAACTTCATTCTACCCTTAGTCGGATGTTGAATCCAACAATGAGTTCTCATGAAATATTTTGGGTCGTTAGCACATTTTGCTAACTCTATTAGTTGATCTGGTGTATAATTTTCTTGTTGGTGAGGAGTTTTTACTAACTTCGTATCTGCTGACATGTATGTATTTATCTCTGTTTGTCAATCTAACAACTCGTGATAGACAAGGATCTTGTCTATTTTGATATGATATTTTTTATTGAAATCTCTAAATTTTCTAAAAAGGCATCAATGTCAATATCATCTGATTCAACAACTTCTTCAATCTCTTCTACTGTTTCTGCAACTGGAGGATTTCTTGATAATTTACTGTCATCTACCCATCCTTCTGCATCACTAGTTAGTGACTTAATCAATACTTGATCCCAATCATTAGGATTAATACCTACTACTTCATACGATTTATTTTTATATCCAACAATATCACCAACCTGCAAAGGGGTTTCTAGTAATATAGATTCCATTATCTTTCTCATATCGTTCATAATTCGTTCCTTAAATAATTGCCGTTTTTTATATATATAGTAGCGAATTACATATAATGGATAACGGCATCCTCTCTCCTTAGATAATAAAAACGGGCAAGCCAGTAATTATAACAGTCCTAAGGTCTAAGTTCTTTATAGTCCTGCGTTTCTAAGCAAGATTGCCAATTCTTTAGATTCTTCCAATGATTCTTCTATCGTAGGCTCTTTCTTATCACCATCGTATTCTGGCTCATCGTCCATTGTAGGCTCTTTCTTAGCTAACATATCTTCAAAAGCGGCTTTCTGTGCTGCGCTCTGTGCTTCAGCAAGTTCGGTTCCTGTATTAACTCCAGTGTCGTCGCAATAGTCACAACCTTCTCCTTCGCACTTAGAACATGGATCATCTGACATTGAAGCAGATTCTTTAACGTCTTTATCTTTTTTAAGATCGTCCTTGCCTTTGCCGTCTACTGCATAGTCTGGGACCATTTTTCCATCTGGACCTTTGACCATAGTCTTTTTCTTAGATTCTTCATATAATGCTTTCATGGTGTCTACTGTATGCTCAGTTACGCTAACTTTTAGATCCTGTGCGCCCATATAACTCTTCAATGACAAGTTTACTGGTTGTGCAAACTCATAAGGATCGCCATGCGATGTAGGTTCAGTTTCACTTGCATCTGCTGGTGAATTAGCCCATTCGTTAATCTTACGTTCTATTGCTTCTTCAGATAGACCTGCATTATGTAACATACTTACTAATTGAGTAGTATCCATTGTTGGAGACTCCTCTAATGTAGATGATTCTGTTACCCAGTTTTCACCCATTTCATCATCACAATCATGCTTGCAATCTGTAGTAGGCTTGTGTATTTCATCACCACAATCTTTACATACTTTCTTTATAGATGCTTCGTATAAGTCGTCAGCATTTTCTTGGTCGTACTTCTTAATAAAGTCTTCTTTAGACATTGTTTCCGAATCATCAATCATTGCTGCTTTAACTTTACCTTCGTTCATTGAATTCGTCATATTATTTGTATCCTTTTCTTCTGAACGCACTTCTTCGCCTTCTGCGACTGCGTCTATAAATGTTACTGGTGTTAATACTGTGCCACCTGTTTTATGATCAAGACGCAATGCCATGTATGTGTCATCTATTTTTGTCTTATAATCACGATGTATTTTAGCATAATCTGCTTTGGTCATTTCTATCTGACCTTCGTCATTAACTTTTGCCATTGGTCCCATTGCTTCTTCAACGTCAGTTTTACCATATGTTTCACAAGGATCTTTTCCACAACCACAATTTTTCTTTTCTTCTTCAACTGCTTCTGTTTGCATTGCGTTTACAAATGCATCAGTATAATCACCCCAATTTTCACCATCTTCATGTACAAAATTCATACCATCGCCAGTAACACTGACAATTTTGAATTCACCATCATGTACCGAACCGAATGCTTCTATTTTAATATCGACTGGAATATCATTAACATCGATATCATAGTCTTCTGATCCAACTGATGAACCAAATCCATTTGCTACCGCAGTAAATTCTTCACTATCGCTTGTACGTTGAATATTATCTAATGTAACATTTCCGTCTACTATGACATTCGTTACTTCCATTTCGTTCATTATAGGATTGATTGATTCTAGTAACGTTCTCATTGACTTATGCATCTTTCTTCTCCTGCTCTTTTTTCAATTTTAACAATTCTTGAACAAAAGAAGTATTGTACTTATCACCGAAGAATTCTTCTGCATTTATCTCATCTGCTTCTGAGTATGTACTATCAGACAATAAACTTGAAACTTCTTCATCATCTGATTTTTCGTTTGATAATGCTTGTTCTCTCTGTTCCAATGGTTCTTTGTCTGAACGAACTTTCATAAAGCCGTCGCTGATGCCAAGTAATGCTTGGATTTCGGTTTGTATTTGATATGCACTTGCTGGTAAATTTGTTTCAAACTCAACAACAAATATCTCGTATCCACGTAGTTGTGGAAAGTCATAAGGTGTGCTTTGTAGCATCAACTTAGTAGGTGCGCTTACTTTCTGTACATCGTACTTTGCTAAGTGATTCTCAATGCGAGATAAATCATCTCCAGATAATTCCTTTGCCAACTTAATGCGGAAAGTATATGTGTTTTTTGATTCTGTCAAATATTCTGTAAAGGACTTCATGGGTTTAATTCTCCTAATATTATAACTATTTATCTTTATTGTAAAAATCACCAGACTTAATTATTCTGCTGTATCATCTTTAATATTTTTCATAATTTCTGCTAACATCTCTGAACGATTTCCTATCAATCTACCATCAATTGATTCTGGTCCATCATCTGGTAAGCCTTTATTGATAATATGATTTACTTTTCGATTATCCATATCAAGACGTTCTTTGCGCATTTGTAACTCAATCATTTTGATTTTTTTATCCATCTTTGTTTGTTTCGCGGTTATCGCTGCTGATAACATTTTACTTGCGCTGTCAAGCAATGCTGCTGCATTTCTATCGTCTACATTCTTTGCCAAATCTACTATATCATCAAATGCATCTATCGCTTTTGTTGCATAATCGTCCATCTCTTTATCGATTGCGTCTAAACCAAGAACCATAGGCAGTGCTGCATCTACTTTCATGGACATATCCATAGTTGCTGATTTATTTGATATTTGTTCGGTGATTTGCTTTATCACTTCTTCTGATGATGGTTCTATTTCATTATCATCATCGAAATCTAATGATATATCTTCTATAGGAGGTAAATTAAATGTATCGCTTAATTTTTGTGTCATTTCTTTTTCCTTTGCGCTTTTGTTCGCTTCTTTGGCTTATTGAAAATCTCATTCTCTGTAATAACGCGAAATCCCAAACCCTTTGCTTTACACCAATGCCTTGCTGATTCCCATTTGGCGTGATTTACCACTGCGGCTGCTTTCTGTGATTGACTTTTTGCTTCACCAAGAGTTTGTCCCGCTGGTTTTATTTCTACCATCTCTGCGTGTTGCTTACCATTTGCATCTTGATATACCATCAATAAATCTGGTACATAATTAGAATTTTTTCCAGTAAGGGGATTTTTATATGGAATACGATGTGTTTCTGAACCCCATCCTAAGACAGATGGATGATTATCGCACATTCTGAAAACAACCAGTTCCCAACTTGAGCGATAACGGGGTAAGCCCTTACCTAAGTATTTATCTGGGTTTTTTGGTGTGTATAAGCCTTGATGGAATTTTGCCATTGTTTATTAAGATGTCGTATTTGAATCTAAACCGTTGGTAATTGTTTTATAACCTTCATATGTGAAATCTATACGATATTGTACAGGCGCTGATTCGGAATAATTCAAGGTATCACCTTGTATGTTGGTAATAATTGGGTTATAAATTTCTATAATATTGTTATCATCGTTAGAAGACTTTCTGATTATCTCTAATCTAGTAATATAATAACGATTATTGGTTAATTTTAAACCCTTGTCACTTTGCCCAAATTTAAAATTTTCACTAATAATATCATCTCTCATAGTATCATAGTTATCTGACATAGGACCAGAATAATAATAATTATTATATCCTATTAGAAATTTCTCTATCTCTGCATCACGAGTGTCATAAGCAGATAAGGATATAGGAGTGTAATCAATTCCAGTTTGAATTGTACGCTTCTTATTATATTGATTCAATGTCTGTGTCTTTATAGAATGTCCTGGCATTCCAATCTCAGATATCTTCTTTAACTCAAGACTTAGATCCTTGCCAGTGATATCTTTGTAGTGAATTACAACTTTAAATTGAAACTTATTTCTAGGAACAGCTAGATTTACGGACTTATCATATTGATCTTGTCCGTAAATCGTTACTGCTGTATTGTTGTAATCCCGTGTGAAATCAACCATGTATAACTAACTTAATTAGTTTGCACCTTGACCAACGTTTCGATCTGCAAATAATGTTGCATTATCATAACGGATAGTTATTGACGCCTGTACAACCTCGGAATTTGCATAATTCAAGTCACCGTAAGTCGCTTGTGTGATGAAACATCCCTCAATAAACCATTGATCAATTATTGATGACGAATCTGTAGCATGTGATCCATCTAGTGTTTCGATGCGTGCAGTAAATTTATAATTTTCACCAGCCTTTGCGCTTGTTTGATCACTATGATTTACTTGCTTATTCATTTGTGCTTGTATTGCTCTTATAACATCATTGTTTGCGTCATCGCGCAATGTCATTGTGAGATCACTCCATGTGTGCTTGCCAGCAATATGAATTTTTGAGTTATAAGTGTCTATAACAATTGGCTCTTGAGTAAGTTCAGGCCTTGTAGCACTAATTATATTCTGTGATACTAACGTACCTTTCGATCCGACTGCTCCCAATCCTGTAAATACTACACGGAAACGATATTGTAATTTTGGCATCAATGTTTGAGCAGTTGTTGCATCTCCCATAGGTATACCGAAATTGTTTAAAATAGCCATTTGATTTCTCCTTAGAATTTAAATAGTCTATCCTAATGATAGACTATTATATATATAAATGTATTTATGCTTTTTACGTTTTTATTTTGAAACAATAAAAAGCCCACATAATGTGGGCTTTGTTGAATATTAAATTTAATATGTGTTAACTTAAATCACCTGTATTTACAATACGAATTGGGATATAAATAAATTCTGCCGATTTCGTAGGTTCAATTGCAATATCAACATAAATTTCATTGCGATCAATGCGTGCTGGTGTATTATTGGTAGTATCACATACTATACTGTAGTCATACACACCACGATTAATTTGAATATTAGATAAGAAACCATCAAACGTTTGCTTAACATTATCACGAATTGATTCATCATTTGGTTCAAACAAATATGGGCGAGAGATAACTGAAAAACGCTCACGTAAATATGCAACTAAACGAGCAACGTTGACGCGATCTAGTGCACTTGCTGATGCTGCTAATGTCTTCTGACCAAAGATAATAATACCTTCTGCTGGGAAGTTAACAATTGGATTCAATTTATTTAAATACATTGCATCACGATTTCCCTGTGTCAATGAAACTGCTACAAATTCGTTTTCTGAATTGATGTAACCAACATTTGATGCATTCTGAACAACACCACGTGTCAATCCTGCTGGTGCAAACCATTGGTAACTAACATTGTCGTTATATGCATATGTGTAAAGAACACTATGCGATGAAGGAGCAACTACACTTGAACCAGTTACTGGATCAGTCGTAAGTACACTAGGATAATAAGTTGCTGCATAAGTATTTTTGCTTACTAACCCATCTTCTCCATTCTCTGTTGCACTAGTTCCTTGTACCCAATTTATTGCATCAGTTGGATTCAAACGGAATGGACTATCTGCGATAACGAATGCTGTTTGATTGCGATCTGTATTTAATGTAACCATCTCGTCCATCAACTCTGGATAACCCGGTGCTGCGATCAAACGGAACTGAATAGTTTCTTCGCGTAGTGTCGATCCTGATGCACTTGCTTGCATTGCCTCTGCTACAACTTTACGTTGTGCTTTACGACCAAATGATCCTGCACCTGATGCTGCATTTCCAGCAAAGTTGCGCCATTTCCAATCAGTTGTTAATGTTGAATCATACTTACGTACTGTATTCTTTGAACGACACATGTTAACTGCTGAAGTACCAACTGCGAATAATAATGGGTTAGGACCATTTGCCAATACGCCTGCTGCGTCTACAAATGCACCTGCTGAAACATCTAAGTCAGAAATATCACCAAATACTACACCATCAGATGTACTTTGGTCTGTATTATCTTTAACAATCCATGCTGAACCATTGCTACGATAGATAACTGGATAGTTATCTTCATCAGTGTCAACCCAATAATCACCATCTACGCCAACTACTGGAGCAGATGAAGTATAAGATACATTAGTAGCCTTCTTCCATTTTTGAACACCACCATCAAGTGCTACTTCAAAAAGAGCCAATTCATTTACTGCTGAATCAAACCAAATAGTACCCGTAGTAGCTGCGCCAACTGGTGCAGTTGTTTGTACAGTTGAAACCATATCTACGAATGCTGAAGTAGTTGAGTCATAACGATGAATAGAAACAAAACCATCATCTATATCAAGCCAAATGTCACCTTCTGCCAATACACGCGCTGTCGCTGCTGTACCATCTTGGAAAGTATCACCGATTACACCCGTAGGTGCTGCTGCTTGTGCATAAATTGCAGACTGTGCTACAAATTCGCCCGCTGTTGTAGTGAATAATGAAATATCATAATCAATTCCTACGCCTGGTGTGGTTGTCTTAATCCATACATCGCCTACTGTTGGTCCAACTGGTGCGGTGTAATGTGGTGCAAAAGATGCTGTACCAGCACCCCATGATGAGTCCAATAAAACCCATGAACCACCCTCGCCAATCCAATAATGAACGTGAGTTGAAGTTGTTACCTGTTCGATGGTGACATGGTAGTTACCATTTACAACGGTAGCGGTTGGTACTGCTGCGTGAGTAGAAACAATTTCAACACTTGGTGTTGTTACTGCCCAACCACTTGCTGAGTATTCAAAAATACCAAACTTAGATAGTGTTGGATTTACCCAATAAGTATTAGTTGCTGGTAAACCAACTGGCTCAACTGTCTTGGGACGAAGTTCTGCTAGGTCCACATCTGCGCGTACAATATATGCTGCTGATGCTTGACCTAAGAATGAATATGCTGCTAATAGACCGTAATCATTAGTTTCATCTCCTTGTTGTACTGTACTTCCTACTGTACGAAAATCTACATTTCCGAAGTATTGAGTTAGTTCGCGCTGTGATGTTACTAAGATCGGACTTCCCGCTGTTGCTGATTTAGTATATTTTGCAATACCATCTGCTTCTGTGCCAGTTGGGTCAACTTTATCTTGACCTGTGGCGATAAAAATCATTGGTACTGTACCAGCACCTGCTGATCCGTATACCGACTCGTCTGTTATTGATACCTGAGTGCCAGGTGATACAAGATTTGCCATTTGTGGAGTTCTCCTTTATTTTATTTTATTTTACATGTAATTACTAGTTATGAATCTATATCATTGTTAGTATTTAGCGTAAGTTAAAGAAAAGACCTGATTACAGGATTAACATAGTAGTTTAATGGTATTGTGTCGAAATACTTCCAATGTAGATGTGTTATACATAGTATGGTCGAATTGCCAACCAGCCCAACTAAATTCACTTGGATGTACATCTGGGAATGCTACTTCCATATGATTACCATGATCGTATATTTGATATTCTTCTTCTGGTGGCGTAGTATTTGTGGTAACTGCAATGTCCCACCATTCTGGTAAATCATGTCTCCACACAGATGTGGTAGTACCGCCCAATCGCTTGATTACACCTAACTCGTTGAAGAAACGACAATCCGAGATAACGACATTATTATCAATCTGCAAAATCTTACGTTCGGCTGCTGCAACCCAAATGTCTGGATTAAAATGAGATCGCATTACGTCTGTACCGATAAATTGCAGTGCATATCTAGGTGTAAAATTTGGAATACCTAATCTATCGGACCACCATATATCTACTTTCTCTCGCCAAACTCTACTCTCAGATGTATTACCTTCCAATAGGGTTCGATCCCAACTAAAAATATTCGCAACAGCATCTTTTAGTACTCCTGCAAAACTAACTCTTTCAAATCCTTCTTCAATTAAAAAACCTGCTGCTGTGTCTTTACCATGTCCGATTAATCCACATATACCGATCACTTTCTTGTTCATTATTACCTTCGTTTATTATGTTATCCGATTACAAACCCTAAGCCACTACTTCCGTCATTGAACAATGTCAATTCTGTTTCCAACTTGTCAATTTCTGCTTCTGCCGATGCTTGTAATTCACCAGCGTTCATTGTAGTGCCACCTTGTGGACCTGCAATTTGTGCGAACTTACCACGTGCTTGTGCAAGCATTAATTTAGCATGACATAATGAAAAATCCTTAATCCAAGGACCTGCATGTATATCTTTTAATAATATTTCTAATGGACGATGATTATATACATGAAGAATACATATATCATCTGCTTTCATCATACGATGTAGAATTAACTTATTATCTGATTTACGCCATGTGAACGTTATCTCTGCACCGAATAAACGACCCATTGTTTCTCTATTCTGTTGTAAGAAGTCAAAACTTGCTAAACCACCACTTCGACTTGAACCCAGTAGATAAGTATTCAAGTAATTTGCTTGAAATGGTTCAAAGTCATTACCTGTTCCTGATGATACGCCAGTTGTACGACGATATATATCAGTTACTTCGTCTATTTCACTAGGTAATGTATATTCTGCAACATCTTTCAATAATTCTAGTGAAACAAAACTTTCTTCTACGGAATTTTCTGCGCGTTGACGATATTTTTCTACTGCTTTCTTAATCGCTAATTCATAGTGTTCTGGATCTAATTCCACGTCCACCATTTGACCACCTAATCTCAGTTCTATTTCTTTAATTAATTCAGATTGTGCCGACATAAATATATTCTCCCTATTATGTATATTTATCAAATAGTATGTGTCAACTTATATATCAGGGCGTCACCTTCGTTTTGAAATGCTACATACGAATAACTTATTGTAGTTTTTACCTTAGACACATCCCAACAATCAGTTGCATTCTGTTTTCACTATTCTGCGGCTTCTGTATAATCGGAATAGCATATCTCATATATATTCCAACCAATCTTCTTTAGTTTTCTTTTCTTAATATTTAATCTATTTCCAATCACGTTGATTTTCTACTTGAATACCGCAAGAATGATGATTTCATCATTAAATCGACCATTCATCTTAGTATCGGTAGTAGTCAATGACTTAAATGTCTTTAATGCTTTCGGCTTCGTTATCTTCTTAAATTGTGGTAACACATCATTGGGCTTTCGCAATGTCTTCTGTGTACTCACCTCTTCGTTGAAGTTTAATAATGTAGTTCCTTTGACTTTAAAACCATCCGCGTCAATTGCTACATATAATCCTAGTTTTCGGTTTTTACAATTAAATACCACTGCTGCAACTGCTCCGATTAATCCACTTGGTGCTACACTTGCAATACCATATGAAGAATCATTTGATTTATATTTTAATTTTGAAACTAACTGATCTGCTGACTTCTGCTTTACCTTACGAGGAGCCTTTGTTGCTTTCTGTTCAATAATAACAATGTCACATGCATCAATTATCTTCTTATGCATCGCAATAATAGTCTTTAACTGTTTTGGGTTAAAATGTGAATACGCTTCTGCTAATTGCTCACATACATCTTGCTCTTTTTCACTTAATTTCTTAAATGCTGCTGGTTTAGGTATTGCTGCTACTTCTAATAATTCTTCATATACATCATTGTAAAAACTTTTAACAATACGAGCATGATTTGCTTTTGCTTCTGCTACAATCAATATCGTATGAGGATCAAACTTATCTACTAATGTAGTATCGCGAGTTATTACAAATTCTTCAATTCCATCATCAATACCTTCGCACATTATAGTGGCTGCTTTACGCATAATATCTTGAATACTTGGTGCTGCAACAGTTACTGACTTTTTCTTATCTTCAATGACTTCTTCGTTGCCTATAATAAGCGAGCCTTCAGCAACAACGTCAGAAATACCACTAGATACGAATTCACTAACGGGCTTTAGTTCAGATGAAGTGCCTTTCAAATTGCGCCACATTTCTGCATGATTTTCTTGTAAATCAGGCATACCAGTAGTTAACAGTTTTGCATAAATTCCAACTTGAACTGGAATATGTGATACTGCCTTTGCTGCTTTGATATCTAATGCGCTATATTTGTTTTGTTTCATGTATTCGTACACATATCCACGCAAATCTGCTGTCTTTACATTCTGATAATACAATCGTGCAAATGCTGTACGCTCTTTATGAAATTTATCACCAGACCATGTTTCTGCGGTAGACCAATCAGGATCTGTGAATCCAGTCTTACGATTAATTTTTGCCCTAGGCTTCTTACGAGGTACTTTGATGCTAATTGCCATGTTATAATTTCCTTTCGTGTTTGATTTAAATATACTATACACTACTTATAGTTTTTTGTCAAATATTATAGAGGAACGGCTTCATATAAGCGTTTTTGCTTGATATTCCACTTTTCAACGATAGGATTACCATCATCATCTTCATTAACCACGATATATGCAACGCCTTTCTTAACATTAGCATAACGATACCCATAATCAAACGATGATCTCTCTGTTACCCATACTAAATGAGGATATGCATCAAGATACGGGATTTTTGATTCATCTAAGTTTTTAGAAAATTCAAATAAGTTGTCAGTTGTCTTTTCTCTGAAACAACCTAGAATTGAACTGTCTCCCTTGTCAAAATAAACAGATGAATGTGCAAATGCCATAATTATACTCCCTTTGTGTTGTATGTCTTACCATCATTGCTCAGAGGAGACATTTAGCGTACTGTAGCGGCTGTTTATGCAGTACTACAGTGACAAATATAAACCAGTTTCTTTTTCAATTAAATCTTGCATCATATCACAGTATATTCCATCATGTGATGCGACTTCTGCGATCTTAACACCCCAAATCTTACTAAATGTAATGTCGTATGTATCCATAGAGTTTAAAGCAACCTTAACATGGTTAACTCTCTTACTTCCTCTAATGCGAAAAGAAAGATCATTACCACTAGTGGCTAAATTCTTAGCACCCATCATATATAATGCTTTGTTACCGATTTGGTTTCTAATAATAGAAGCAACTTGTGACATAATGTTTCTCTCTTTGATTGATTAATTAACCTACTTAACTATTATAGCAAGATGCCTTACATTTGTCAAGTGTTTTTGAAATCTTTTTGCATAAATACTCTATATATAAGGAGTAATCTATGCCTCGTTTAAGTCTCTATCGTGCGACAAAAACCAATGACTTTAACTTTCATGACAGAACCATCCGAGAACAGTTTGATATCGGTGGCACTGCCATACATGTTCATAAATATCTTGGACCCAAAGAAACTATCAACAGTGATGACCCAACTGAACCAAACTATGGTTCTGGTCTTGAAATTGATCCCACACTTGGCGTTGAGATTAATCCCGAAGGATTTATTAATGAAACTAAGATACAAGACTTGTTGTTTATGGAAAATCGTGATCGTAAATATGATCCAGACGTTTTTGAATTACGTGGTGTATACAACGTAACAGACAATGATTTTGACTTAACACAATTTGGTCTATTCTTGACTAATGACACAATGTTTATCACATTTCATACAAATGATATGGTATCAAAAGTTGGTAGAAAATTAATGCCGGGTGATGTACTAGAATTACCTCATTTACGAGATGATCTTTTATTAAATCATGACAGAAGTGCTATTAACAAATTTTATGTAGTACAAGATGCGAACCGTGGCAGCGAAGGATATAGTCAAACATGGTATAGTCATATTTGGCGTGTAAAAGTAACACCATTGACCGATACACAAGAATATGCAGATATATTAGGAACAGCCGATGATCCAGATAGTTTGAAACAAGATTTAAGTTCATATAAAACAGAGATCAATATTTCTAATGCTATCATACAAAGTGCTGAACTTGACGATCCATTAGGAATTCCATTAGTTAGTCATTTGTTTGGTGCTACACCTGTTGATAATGAATATGATCATGGTGAAGTATTAGAAAAAGGTGATCAATTTCCACAAATGCCAAACGATGGTGAATATTTTATAAGAGAAGATTTCACTCCAAATCGTTTATTCGTTTATCGTGGTAGTAGATGGCAGCGATTGTACGACAATGTAACTGATTCTACTTGGTCAGATAAGACATTCAATGCAAGTGGATTTATAGACAACAAAGCAACAACTGTTGTGGACAATAAAGAAGTTCCTGAAAGACAGGCGCTATCAGATGTAATCAAACCAAAGAGTGATTTTTAATTATGGCACAATATTTTTATGATAGACAAATTCGTCGATATATACAACAGTTCATCAGATTATTTGGTGGATTTGATGTACAAATGGGAATCAACGATCAAAAGATGCCCATATACCAAACTGTACCAGTTAGATACGGTGACACAAATCGCATGGCTGCACATATTACTCGCGAAAATAGTGAGAATGTAATAAACACTGTTCCATTCATATCTTGTTATGTAACTGCACTTGACATGGCTCCTGAGCGTAGAATGAGCCAACAACATATAGATAAAGTACAAGTATATGAAAAACAAATAGATGAGACAACAGGTGAATACACAGGTAACGTAGGTAATAGGTATACAGTAGAGCGACATATGCCAGTTCCTTATAACCTAACTATGAATTGTGATATATGGTCATCAAACACAGATCAGAAATTACAATTGCTTGAACAAATAATGGTATTGTTTAATCCTACGTTGAATATTCATACCACCGACAATCCAATGGATTGGTCGAGTCTTGCATATGTTGAAATGAAGAATTCTCAATGGTCAAGTCGTAGTGTAGGTGCAAGTGTTGATGATATTATTGATGTTAGCACACTGACATTTGAAATGCCGATATTTATTAATCCCCCTGCAAAATTAAAGCAGCAAAAATTGATTTATACCGTAATCAATCAATTATATAATTTAGATGATGTTAATTTAGATGCATTTGATGCAAAGGAGTCATTTGATAAATCATCGCTGCAATATGTAACAGTTACATTAGATGATATGAAAATTAAATTTGATAATAACAAAGCATATTTACTAAATGAGTCTGGTACTAATTTAGATGCCGAAAGTGTACTTCTTGATTGGTCTAAATTCCTTACGCCATTCGGTGAATTACGAGAAGGCATTAGTCAGATTCGTATACGAAAATCAAGTGCACCGAATGATATGGATAATGATATTATTGGTAGACTTAGTTTTGATAGTCTTAATGTAAATGCACTTAATGTAGATGTTGACACTAGTACATTACCAACAAACACATTGACTGCTATCAATGGAGTATTAGATCCGTTACAGAATTATCCGGGTGATGGAATGGTAGATGCTGCGGTTATCGGTGCTAGATATATTATTACTAATGATATTCCAAACGGACCAGAATGGTCTGGATTAAATGCATATACTAATGACATTATTGAATACAACGGATCAATATGGACAGTATCATTTGATAGTAGTGCAGTAACTACTCAACAATATGTAGATAACATTTTGTCAGATGATCAATTGGAATGGACTGGCACTGAATGGATTAATAGTCATGAAGGAATATATAACGCTGGATTCTGGCGACTTTATATATGATCAAACATAATGGTCATGTATAAAGTATGAGTAAGTTACATGCAAGTGGGTGCATATTTTTAAGTATAGACACTGGAAGAGTATTACTGCAACAACGAAGTGAGAAATCTAGTCATCCGCGTACTTGGGGATTCTTTGGAGGTAAAGGCGAAAACGGAGAACGACCATTAGAAACTTTACTGCGTGAACTTGAAGAAGAAGTTGGATTATTACCTGATGTTGAGAAGATATACCCACTAAATAAGTTCATATCACCTGATAATAGATTTGAGTATAATACATTTGCAGTTGCTGTGTTTGAAGAATTTATTCCGCAACTTAATAACGAAAGTGATGGATTTTGTTGGGTCAAGATAAGTAACTGGCCTCGTCCTCTACATCCAGGAACTAAGGCACAATTATATAATAAAGAGATAATTAAGAAAATTAGAACCATACACGAAACTAGTTCAATGAATGGTTCTAATTGGTTAGATACGCTTTAATTTGTGAATATTATATATAATTGTTATGCAGGCTTCGTTGGCATAGTTACATTTATTAAACTTCCATCATCACCAATTTGTGGGTCTGCACCCTCAGTAATGTCACGTAAAGCCTGTCTGTAATCTACCCATTCTTGACTCATAGTAGGTACATCCTGTCCTGCTCTCCAATCTGTTTGAGCAATAAGTCTATCTCTGTACTGTCTTAACTGTTCCATTGCGTCTGCTACCTGTGGTACAAAAGTAGGTTCAGATCCATCCGCAGGGAATACAATTTCCCCACATTTATTTCTTTGTTCTGATATCAAAGCAGTATGTGCTTCTATCGATATTTCTACCGCATCAGATGGTATCACTCTGTTTACCTCAGTGTCGTAAAATCCTGAATTAGATGTTGAATATAAAATCATTATGCTAGTCCCCATGAATAGACCATAACATATGCTGTGCCAACACTGCCACTAACATGTCCTAGTCGGTAAAATACTGTAACTTGTGTATTAGAAGCAGAACCCTTGGTACATGCAGTTCCTTCTCTATCACCATTATCAAGAATAGATAAACTAGTACCCATGCAATTAGAGTATGCAGTAGGGAAAGTATGAACTACGCTGGTGTTTACATTGTTTGTTCCTGTCAGTGTACATTGAATCATAAAACCATCATCAAACACATGTTTAAAATCAGTTGTAAACCCAGTACCACCTGCTATTGATACAGCCCTATGAAAGTCTGGTATATCAGTGCCGTTTATTGCAAGTATGCCTGATATGTCAACACCTGTAGATGTGGTTTCAAATTTCTTAGCATTGTCGTAATACAATTGCACTTCCGCATCTTCTGTCCCAATTATCATATTTTCAGTTGCGGCAGCATTTGAAACTCTAAACTCGTTACTTGCTAACCATAACGAGCCAGTACCAGCATCTTCAATGTAACTGTCAGCTCCATCATGGTAAATCTTTAAGTCATTGCCTGGCAAACCAAAAATAGCCTTGACGTTGTCACCAAGCAAGATGTCTCCCGTTAGTGTACCACCAGATAAGGGCAAAAAATCACCTTCTGATAACGGACCCCATGCTCCATTATTGTAACCTTCGAATTGATTAAGATCAGTGTTATGTCTTACCATGCCTACTTCACCCGTAGGTCGTTGCAATGTTGTGCCTGATGGTAAATTTAGTGACGTGTCTATTGGAATAGAGATTTCACCTCCAGTACCAGCGCCTAATACAACATCTGTTCCAGTTGCCGAATCAATTCTTGTACCTCCGACACCATCAATATCTAATACTGTCTGATTGCCTATTTTAAAAGCCACGTTGTCTCTCCCTTATTTGTGATATATGAAACATCTATTTGTCTCAATATTAATTTTATTTACTGTTACTATTTATCTTTTTTAAATTATATGCATAGTTAATGTATTTTATTTAGAGCAAAAAAAAGACCCCTTTCGGAGTCTTTTTATCATCTTTATTCGTCTTAGTAATAAATTACTATGTTATAACGATTAAATGTTGATGTAAGTAGAGATTACTTTAACTGATGCTGTAACAGCACTTGTAGTATAAGTAAGTTCAACGTTGCCTGCATTCATTGCTACAGATGCATCACCCATTAATGCAGCGCCGGTGTAAACCATTGCGAATTCAGTGATATATGCTGCTGATCCGTCATGAACAACTAATGCTTCACGAGTCTCGTATTCACCACTTACGCTATCACTAACTTGGATAACATACTTAGCAGAACGATACAATGATGAATCAAATGTATCAATAACATCACCACCAGTAGTTGCTGAAACGTTACCAGACTGAATAAATGGCTTAACATCTGCTGCTAACTTCTCAGAAGTAACCGCACCTGCTTGAACAGTATAACCAGTTTGATGACCCACAAGAACTGCTTGCGTACCAGTTGGTATTGCACCTGCTGTGAATGTAATCGTTTGAGCAACAGAGTTAACAGTGTAGTGAGATGATGGATCTTGAATAACACCACCAACGAATACCATTAAGTCTTCTGCTGTACCGATTTCGAAAGTTACTGCGAATGTAGTTGTTACATCATCACCATTCAATGTTTGACGCTGTACATCTGACACTAAAAGACCAGTAGGATCAACAAGAACCATGCCAGTTCCTTCTGGATTAACTACTGCAATATAGTTAGCAGTTGTATCGTAATTAACTTCTGAACCTGCAAAGTCAGATAATTCTAAGAATGACTTCTGTGTATCAACAGTAACAACACCATCTGCGTAAGATACGCGACCTGTTCCTTCTGTGTCAACTACTGAGATTGCTGCGTGTGCACGAGCATCAGTGAAGTATAAGTTCGTTGAACCTTCTGTTAAACTGTCTGTGTTAGTAGTACTAATATCAGATGATGAAATTAAACCATCAACGTAAGACTTAGATGCTGCATCTGTTGCTGCACTAGGAGTTGCCAAGCCAGAGATGACGTTAGAACCCATGTTTAGTACACCAGACATTGTTGAACCAGATTTTGCAACTTTAGTATCAATGTCAGATTGAAGAACAACTTCTGCTGCTAGTGCACGAGTTCTTTCTGTTACTACTGCTGCTGCGTTGGTTGATTCAACACCCATTGCACGAGTTCTTTCTGTTACTACTGCTGCTGCGTTAACACCTTCTGCGGTTGTTGCACGAGTTTCTTCTGCTGCAATGTCATTTGCATTATCAGTAATAAGAGTACTTAGACCACTGTCTGCTGATTGGAATGCTGCAAGCAATTCAGTCAATGAATCCAATGCTACATTATCAGTGTTTGAAGTTATAAAGTCAATCTGTCCTTGTAAGTTTAAATCTGCTGCTGCACGATCTACAAGTTCAGTTGCTAAATCATTTGTAACCGAAGTCACATTGCCAGTAAGAACAAGTTCTGCTGCAACTGCACGATCTCTCTCGGTTACTACTGCTGTTGCGTTAACACCTTCTGCGGTTGTTGCACGAGTTACTTCATCTGAAATATCAGTTGTGAGTACACCTTCTGCTGCGATAGCGCGATCTGCTTCTGCTTTTAGTGCTGCATCAAGTTTCATGTCTGCACTTGCAAGTGAAGTTGCAGTATCGTGATAGTTTGATGTAGTAGGAGCAACATATGCACCAGTTACTGATAAACCAGCACCAGACTGTGTGGCAGTGATTTCAGTCAAGTTAGATGCGATATCTGTTGCCAAACCAGACTCTACGCCAGTTGCACGAGTTACTTCTGTACTAATTGCTGTTGCGTTAACACCTTCTGCTGCACGTGCTGTGCCTGCTTCTGCTGCAATTGCATTAGTTGCAACAAGTTCTGCTGCAACTGCACGAGTCTTTTCTGCAAAAATTGCTGCATCAAGCTTCATGTCTGCATCAGCTAATGAAACTGCTGAATCATGATGATTAGAAGTAGTAGGAGCAACATATGCGCCTGTTGATGATAAGCCTGCTCCAGATTGTGAAGCATCTAATTCATTTTGAATTAAAAGATCGGCTGCTGCAAAATCTGAACGAACTTGTGTATCATTACCTGATACTGCATTAGTCAATACTAATTCTGCTGCTTCTGCGCGATTTTTTTCTGTTACAATTGCTGTTGCATTAGTAACAATTGCTGCTTCGGCTGTATCAAGTTCTGCTTGAATATTACCTAAACCAGATACGCTAGAAGCGTCAAGTTCGTTGATCGCTGCTGTTACAGTTTGTGCGTCAGTAGACAATACTGCTACGCCCATAGTTGCTTGTAGAGTATCTACGTTGCCTTCTTCTGTAGTCATACGTGTTGCTAGTGCACTTTCTGCTGCAAGAGCGCGAGTTTCTTCTGCTGTAATAGCGGTAGTATTTACACCTTCTGCTAATAATGCGCGAGTTCTTTCTGTACCTACTGCTGTTGTGTTAAGACCTTCTGCTGCTAGTGCACGAGTTTCTTCTGCTGCAATTGCTGCTGTATTAGACTGAACAGTGGCAAGTGTTGAACTGTCTGCTGCCGTAAATGCTGCCACAATCTCAGTCAATGAATCCAATGCTGCGCCATCAGTGTTTGTGTTGATGAATGCAATTGCAGTTGCGTTGGTTGCTACGTCAGTAGTCAATACCGACTCTGCTGCTTCTGCACGAATCTTTTCTGCTGCAATAGCGCCTGCGTTAACAACTTCTGCTGCTTCTGCACGAGTTACTTCTGCTGCTAAACCATTAGTCAATACTAATTCTGCACCAACTGCTCTTGCATTATTTGTTACAATAGATGCTGCGTTAGTAGCGATATCAGTTGCGTTAGTAGCAATATCGATTACGTGAGCCGCATCTGCCGCTGTTGCACGTGTTACTTCGTTATCAACCTTAGTATCTATCAATGCTTCTGCTGCTTCTGCACGAGTTACTTCTGCTGTAATTGCTGCGTCGTTGACTCCTTCTGCTAGTGCTGCACGAGATGCTTCAGTCTTGAGTGCTACGTCTAACTTAACGTCTGCGTCATTCAATGAAGTCGCTGCTGAGATATAATCTGCTGATGCAGTTTGTGTATATGCACCTGTTGCTGCTAAACCAGAACCAACTTGAGTTGCATCAAGTTCTGCTTGTACATCATCAATGTTATCTTGTAATGCAACATCTGCGATACCACGATCAACAATCTCTTGAGCGATATTAGTTACGTTAGTAGCGATATTAGTTACGTTAGTAGCGATATTAGTTGCGTTAGTACCTTCTGCTGCGCGTGCTGTGACTGCTTCTGCTGCGATAGCGTCTGCGTTAGCCTTCATCTGTACGTCTAACTTAATGTCTGCATCTTTTAATGAAGTTGCTGCTGAGATATAATCGCCAGTTGCATGTGCTGTATACGTTCCATCAATTCCTAAACCAGCGCCAGTTTGGGTAGCATCTAATTCTGCTTGAATTGCAGTTGTATCACCTGATGCATTTGTTGCGATAGCATCAATGTTATCTTGCAATGTAACATCTGCGGCTGCACGAGTAACTGCTTCTGCTGCTAAATCATTAGTCAATACTAATTCTGCTGCGCGTGCTGTGACTGCTTCTGCGGTAATATTTGCTTGTAGAACAGCTTCTGCTGCCAATGCACGTGCTTCTTCATCAGAAATAGCAGTTGCGTTTGTAGTAATAAGTCCTGCAAGGCCTGTATCTGCTGCTTCATATGCAGTTACCAATTCAGCCAACGAGTTTAATGCAACTGCGTCAGTGTTTGTAAGAATATTTCCAATCGCTGTTGCGTTAGTTGCGATGTCTGTTTCATTAGTTGATACACGAACTTCTACAGCATTTGTATCTGTATGTAATTCGTTTATAGCACCACTCAATGTTTGTGCAACAGTACCTAATGTTGCTGAACCTGATTGTGCTTCAATAACGTCAAGACGACCTTCTGCTGCGTCCATCTCAGTTTCTAGTGTAGTAGCACGACCAGCAAGGACTGCGTCTGCTGCGTCTGAGGTAACTGCACGAGCTACGTCTTTTGCTTCTGCTGATGCAATTGCGTCTGCTTCTGCTGCATCTGCTTTAGTAGTTGCGTCTGCTGCTGCTGTTGCAACTGCGTCTGCTTCTGCTGTATCTGCATAAGTCTGTAATGCAGTTGTTTGTGCTGTGTCTGCTGCTGCAAATTCGCCACGAATTGCTGTGTCTGCAAGACCACGTGCAGTAGTTTCGTTTGTTAGTGAAGATGACAATGCACTTTCTGCTGCTGTTGCACGAGATATTTCTGCTGCGATATCAGATACGTTAGTAGCGATGTCTGCTGCGTTTGCTGCGATGTCTGCTGCACTTGAACCAGATAGACCAGATACACTAGCTTCTAGTGCGTCAATTGCGTCTGCGTTAGTCTTCATCTGTGCATCTAACTTAACGTCTGCATCATTCAATGAAGTCGCTGCTGTAAGATAGTTAGTTGAAGCGCCTACTACATATGCGCCTGATGCTGCTAATCCTGCGCCTGCTTGCGAAGTATCTAATTCAGATTGAGTATTACTTATACTAGCATTTAATACACTATCTTGTGCTATACGATTACTAGTTTCAGTACTAATGCTGTTTGCGTTTGTCTGAACACTAACAGTAAATACATCATCTGCATCTGAGAATGCTGTAACAATTTCAGCCAACGAGTTTAATGCAACTTCGTCAGTGTTGTTCAAAATATTATTTATTTGCGTTTGCAAGTTAGTATCAGCCAATTGATACGCAGTGGTTATTGACCCTTCTGCTGCTGTTGCACGAGTTATTTCTGCTGCGATAGAGTCTGCGTTTGCAACTTCTGCTAATGTTGCACGATTAGTTTCGTTTGTAATACTAGTTGCGTTTGCGCCTTCTGCAATCATTGCACGAGTCTTTTCAGTTAATACTGCTGCTGCGATATCATCTGCGACTGCGTCTTTCGCACGTTGGTCTGTAAAGTATAAATTTGCATCTACACCAGTACCTTCTGCTAAGTCATTAGTATCTAATGAGTTTACTAAATGACGTACTGTAATACGTGATAATGTTTCCGAACTTGCTACGTGTAATAACAAAGTGTCGGTGTCTAATGAGTTCACTACCAATGCTGCATCTTGGCCAGATACTGCTGATGGTGCTACTTTCAGTGGCGTAATTGCTGCGTTCGCCAGTGCTGGTGCTTTAATCTGTCTAAAAGCCATGAATTCTTCTCCAATCAATATATATATTAACTGTCCGCTATTGCCGACAATTTGTTACAAAATGGTAAACATTTCGTTAACACTGTTATTTATCATAAAAATTTTATTAATTAAACTACGTGATTATATAATGTATAGTGTATAACTAGTTATGCAATTCGAGATTGATAGTTATATTATACGGGTAGGTAACGTATATCAACAATTGATGACGCTTCTGGTGCGACATTAAACGTCAATGCTGTATTTGAAATTGAGTATGAGGTAGGTGGTAATATTGCACCATCTACAATAACAAGAACACTGTGCACACTATGACCTGGTTGTATAGTGTACTGTGTGGTGGAATTATCGCCAGCGTATTGACTACTAGTATATGTCAAATTCAAGTGATGATTTTCTATAGAATTATGTATAGGTGATGTCATCGTAGCAAACGGGTAACGATACTTAATATAAATTTCAGCACCATTCGCAGGGATTACATTGAACGTCAGTATATTGGCATTTATTGCAAACACACTTGGGCGCTGTAGAACATCATTTACATACACGTCAACTGATTCTACATCTTCTGGTGTATCAGTTAATGGATATGCTACAGTTACGCCATTTCCAATAAATTCTTGTGCTGCTGGAATTGGTGATAAATTAATACCATTGTCAGCAAACGAGAAATTCCCATTTCCGTCCGTTACTAATACTTGTCCATTTGTACCATCGGAGATTCCAAGATCAAGTAATCCATCATCGGGGTCTCCAAACGAGAAATTACCACTTCCGTCTGTTAATAATACTTGACCAAGTGCACCATCTGTAATTCCAAGATCAAGTAATCCACCAACTACAGTTGATGATATAGTAACAGTTCCATCACTGTTATCTGTTAATTCAAAACCACTACCGACATCAAATTTTAATCCAGTAACAACTACTGATAAATTTGATGATCCTACACTATTAATTTCACTTACTGAGAATGCTAAATCAGTTCTTATAGCGTCATTCTGGGCAATTAATTGTGACGATGTTGCAAATGTACTATCAGCATCTTGGAATGCTGCAACAATTTCTGTAAGAGAGTCTAATGTTGCTGGATCAGTATTTGATACTATATTATCAATCTGGGATTGTAATGAACTAACATCTGCTTGTTGACCTGTTGCAGATGCAACGCCCTTTGAACCAGAATAGGTAGCGCCAGATATGTAAACACTGTTACCTGTAAAAGATTTTCCATTAGGAAGATTATCACCAATAAAGTTTAGTATACCAGCTTGATAATCAAAAAACCATTCATCGTTATTACCACTACCAGTAGTAAATACTTTATTAGACATAGTCTCAGCACCAGCGGCATCGCCGGCAGTGTGTATATAAACATTAACGATATAAGTTGAGCCAAATTCAGTTGGAATCCAATCAGTAATTCCAGTATTCCAAGTTCTATTACCAGTTGCAGTGATATCTTCAACTGATTCAATTGCTGTACGAATTTCTACAACACCAGATGTAACAGATGGTCGTACATTAGGAATATCACCAGAAGAAGACCAAATTGTATCGCCACGTATTAATAACGGACTAGGTATACTTTCGTTGGCTGCTAACTTGTTGAAAACTGTATCAGTTTTGGCGGCACCTAGACCGAGTTTCTTAAATAGAAAGTCTAATTTTTGATTATCAGAAATTGCCATTAGGAGGCCTCACCAATTGCAATATTTGTTATTTGTTGACCACTAGTTAATCCTACTCTAACCAACACAACATTGTTTGTTGCATTACTCATATTTTCAGAACCTAGTGTCATGGTGTGACTTGAATTAATACTTGTTCCAGTTTGAATTACGTCTGATCCAGTTAATGCACATCCGTCTGAACCATTTCCACCTGCTGCTGTGTCAGAACCAGGCAATCCTACACCAGCGTACTGAATAGAACAATCTAACCAACCACCAGCACCACTAGAATTATCTACTTGGGTTCCCGGAGATGCGATCCACATACCAGATATTCCAGTAGCGGCAATGATTACATCAAAATTGGCAACCACTCTTCTACGGAATGCAAATGTAAAATATTGTGTACCTGTGTCTGCGCTTCTATCTGGTCCCAATGGTAAATATCCCGTGCCATAGTCAACTGTATTATGTGTTATTTTTCCCCAACGCACAGTTGCTTCTTGTGTTCCACTCACGTCTATTGCACCAATAAAAGGTGTCGCTGAGTAATCTGTTGCACTATTTATGGTAGGCGTATCGGTGCTATCTGAAAGAAAGTCAGCAATACGAATCGCACCATCTGTAATGACACCATTTCCTAATCCACTTGCTACTGGAATTGCATATTCCAATATACCAGTGGGAGAAGATGTATGTACTTGAATTTTTTCTACAAGATGTGCATAATTACCTGTACCATTTACGTTATATGTTCTAACTTTTAATGTTTCAACTGCTGCTATATTTGATGATGTAATATTAATTGTTTGATCAGCATATTGATAATTTAACGTGTTTGCTGCTGGAATATTGTTGGTTAAATAAACAATATCTTCTAAATCTGAATAAGTTTTATATTGAGTACTAATTGTTGCACCATAAGTGCTTTCTGAATTAGTACCATTTGAAATTTCAAATACATTACTTGTATCTTTGTATGCTTGACCTATCCAATTATTTACTGTCACGCCCGATAATGTTAATTGGGGATTACCAGTGTTATAATAAGGTATTCCTGAAATATATCTGTAACTTCCCGCAACATTTTCTGTTAGTGTAGCATTTGATACGTCATTGCTTGGTACACTTGTATGATCGTCACATACTACTGTGACATAGTTTGTGTTACCAGTTGTACTATGTTCAATACGCTGATCATTGACACCAGTTGTATATTCAGAAAAAGGTTTAGTTATTTTTGAATCAAACGTTTGGAAAAATCCAGTAGGATATGTTGATGTACTTATGGTATTATGTGCATCTCTTTGATCACTGATAACTAAACTTGAAAAAGTTCCATTTTCATTTAATGCAGTTGTAAAAGTTTTATCACCATCTGCAACACCATTAACTATTGCAGTAACTGTACCTGCTAATCCATTGAATGAATTTGATGCAATTGATGTATCTAGTGTGCCATTTGTATATCTCCTCGCAGTCGAAGTTTGTAAACTTGCACCTGCTACTAACGGATTTGTTGCACTATTATCTGTAAATCCATGTGCTAATTTAGGACTGTGTCCTTGTGCTGGATCTGCGAGTGTTATTGTCTTACTAGACAATCCAGATGGTGCAGATGGAATTGCATTTACTTGGAATGTTAAATTAGCAGAATCTGTCTGAGTAGTTATATCAGGAGTGCCTGATACTGTAAAATCTAATTGATAATTTCCAGCACCAACACCAGTGAAGTCATGATTTACACTATCTAAACCTACTTCTGTATCATTACCACTACTATCATTCCAATTATATACATGACTATCACCATGTTCACTTGTATTGCTTACTGTGACTAATGCTCTGTTAACACCTGTATAGTCTATACCATCATATACATCATACTGATTATCGCCACTGCGATTTGAAATTGTATCCGCTGAACCTGCAATTGTTGCTCTGACATCTGGTTCAACATGTATTACAAAGTCTGTACTTGTAAATGGACTGCTAGTATGACTATTGATAACTTGTAAGTTACCAGTAAAATCTTGTGCTGTATTATTTCCTGCCAATGTATATTTGTGTGTTATTGTTTGTCCAGTATCACCTGATTGATTAGTACCTGCATTTACTGTTGTAATTGTTCCATCACCAAAATCCCATCTGTAAGTCGTTCCAAATGTACTGTAATTACCAATAGATGATTCCGTATTGTTTGTAAATATAACTGATAATCCGTTGATAGATTCTTCATTAATTCCTGTGACAATATTTGAACTTGTATCTGGAGTATGTGTATCATAAAGCAAATATGAAGAATTATCATCTAGTGGCAAAATTGATTGTTGCGCAGTAGTATGACTATCTAATGTTAATGTTACAGTGCGCTGTACTTCTGATTCTGTACTAATAGCAAATGTATGCGCCAATCGACTACCATTAACACCACCTGCGGAAGTTTCATTATTAATGATATCATCTGGGGTTCCATCAGACCAGTTCCATGTATATTGAACTACTGCGCCCATTCCAAGTGTATTTGATGTTGTATTTTCAAAGTAAACAGTATCACCATCATCCCAATATGTAAGTTGATTTCCACCTACTGCTTGTGAGTATGCGGCAAATGTTACTACAGGATCTGGTGTGAATATTTCTATATAATTTTCTATTAATTTTGATGCTGAACTACCTTCGCCAACACCACTTTCATTAAATGCAGTTACATTTACATCGAATGGAGAACCTATCCAATTATCATATACATGAGACGGAGTTGAATCAGTAGTAGCAGTTGTAGTAACTCCATCGCCCCAATTAATTGTATATCGATTTGCATTTCCGACAACTGTGGTAGAAAGAGTTGCAGTTAATCCAGCACCGCCAGAAACATTATTGGATGAAAAATCAACTGATTTAACATAGGTATTTACTCTTATATTTTCAATAACTTCAGCAAGATTAGAAGTCTGTGAATCACCATAAGTTTCGATATTTTCAATTGAAGTTTCTAGGAATACTTTAGTAACTGCGTCTTGGTTATCAACAGGATCAAGAAGATCAGTAATACGATTATTAGATACATTAATGTTATTCTCAATGCCGACCGTGTCTAACGTTAGGTCGTTCTCAGATGACGTTATTTTATTCTGAGTATGATTGGTATTTACTGCCATTTATGTACCCCTATTACATTGTTTCTATTAATCGTTGTATTACTGCTTTGTCTTATTCGACTATATTCTATGTTACTATTTATACTGTTATAATTGCTCCATTTACAGAGGTCACAGCCCAACCCGCAATTGTATAAACTATGGTAACAGATTCACCTATATTTGTCAAGTTAAATGATGTATATCCCAATGAGGTAGTTGGGGTTATAACTACAGTCCCAGTTGGTGTTCCTGTAACTGCAATTACCTTTATCTGTCCTTCTGTACCATTGCCCAATGCTAATGCTAAACTTGTTGTTGCATTAAGATATGATACACTTGAATTGGCATTAATTGTGGTTGTCGCTACGGTAGGACTCACATCGATAATAACACCTGATCCTGTATTGCCCAATGTGACTATATCACCATTTGCAACAATACTTCCGTCTACATATAAATGCCCACCAATATATCCACCACCAGTTACATTTAGTGCTGCATCTCCCAGAGTAGGAGTTGCTAAATTCACGTTTGAAATATTGGTGATATTGAGTTTTGAACTGATTCCACTAATGGTATCTATCGTACCTAATATATGTAGTGAACCACTATCTGGGTTTATTACTGATGACATTATATTCTCCGTTTATGCACTATGTACATACTTATTTATGCTTTTAAGTATTTATCAAATTTCACTTGACAAGTGATATACTTTACTGTAAAATAGGTAAGTAAGTTAATTATTGAGATAATATATGAATATCAAACCAGATACTAATTTCAGTGCTGCTATAGAAGAAATCATAGATCGCTCAAATATCGAGTATTTAATTTTTCTTGAAAATAATGATGATGTCGATGATATAGAAGAATTATCAGATATATTAAATTCCAATAACATAGAAGAGTTATCTATTGAATTTATTGTAAATGACAAGCCTCGTGCGGACAAAGATGAATGGATTTCTGCAATGGCAGATTGGTCAATTCTAGATGGTAAAACAATAACTGTAATCTTGCATTCAAAAAATCTTGAGAATGTATGGGGACCTGATTCATTCAAAGAAATCGTAATGAAGATGCTTGCACATGAAACTATTCACTTCAATCAATATGATAAAATTAGTCCTCTCGTAATAGAAACTCTACGATCTGGACATCAAAAAGGATTGATACTTAAAGAGAATGGGGGCAGTGATAGAGATTGGATGCGTAGTTACTTGCGTGACCCGCATGAAATAATGGCGTATGGTCACGATCTATCTGTTGAGATTAAAGAATCTAGTAACCCATCGATTGCTTTGCGTAATCCAGAAATGTTTATTGATGAATTACCAGTTTATGCCCGCTATCGTGCTATATTCCCTAAGGGAGCAAATCAAATAAAACAGTTACTTAAATATACAGCGAGTTACTATGCAAATTAAAAGGTTAGATAGACGATCTAAATTATTTCATTTTGGATTTAATTATAAAATAGAAAATGATATATTTAACTCTAATGAAATGATACCAACATCACTAAAGAAGTTAGTAGGCAACGATAACAAAAAATATATATTTTTTGATTCTAGTGAAAGTTTAAAAAGTATGCGAAATTCTACATTTACTATGAAGCGACTATACAATGGTGATGTAGCATATCATTATGACTGTAACATCAAATGTGAAGTATATTATATTAAACATGAATCTACATTAGCATTACTAAAACTTAGTTTATAAACAAAAAAAACAGCCCGTAGGCTGTTTTTTTATTTCTAATTTAAAATTAGGGTTTACTGGAAAGACAATGCCGTTGCATCAACGCCAATCTTAGCCAAGTAGTCTGCTGCATTACCAAGAGATGAAGCCTGGTTATTCAACTCAACATAACCATAACGAGTCATGAATGACACAGTAGGTTCGAATGTTGATGGATCTAGTACAGTACCAGAAGACATTAGTGGAATATATGGGCAGTAGAATGCTGCTGCGTCCATTTCGCCGTCACCCTTATATCCTACTAGGATTGGAGTAGCGTCAGAAGCGTACTGATCAACAAATACTTTCATAGTGTTGTTCAACATACCAACAAACTTAGTGTTAGTAGGTGCTTCAAAAGGACCTTCAGTTGTACGTGCAAACGCAGAAGTAGTAGCAGATTGTAATACAGTCAACATAGTTGGTGAAACTACAACGTAGTTACCAGCGCCACGACGAGTACGTGCTGCGATCAAGTTTGCTGCGCGATTAATCAAAACTGCTAGTGCTGCGTGCTGATCACCTACGAAAGTTGCTACGCCAGAAACGTTGCCTTGATCGTATGTATCGGTTGCAGTACCAGAAAGAGCGCGTAAAGAAGTAAGAACTTCTTGGTCGATCTCTGCTGTGATTTCTTGTGCAAGTGCTTGCATGATTTCAGCTTCAACGTCAAGACCGTGCATTGAGTTAGCATCTTGTGCTGCTTCAAAAGTCCAACGTGCTGACAACTTACGTGTCTTCGCTTCAACAGTCTGCTTCAATACTTGGATTGAAAGCTTACGACCCGCTGATGCTTCAAGAGCTGAAGTTGCTGCTGGTCCACCAGTAGCATCATCACCAGAATAGCCTTTAGCGATAGCGAATGGAGACAATGCTTCGTCGCCTGCTGTTACGCCAGTTGCTGCTTCAGAATAACGCACACGCAATGTGTGAATTTGTCCAACAGGACCAGTCATTGGCTGAACACCAACCAATTCGTTAGCGATTACGGTAGGCATTACACGACGGATGACAGGTAAAATTACCTTGTTCATAGTAGCGATGTTGCCAGCCATTGTAGAACCAGTTGCTGCTGATTCTGTTAAATAGTTCTTAGTGTTTTCAAGCACAGATTCCATTACAGATTTCTTGTTGCCTGTTAAACCGTCAGTTAGAGCGTCTTTAGTTACGTTCCAGTTTTCAAATAAATTTTGTGACATTTTAGGTATACTCCTTTTTAGCTTATACCAGCTAATTTTTTAAGGTTAATGATATCTGCATTACTTTCAGTACTTTGATCGTGTGTGCTAGTTTTATCACCTGTGATCTCGCTAGTGCGGGACTCGTTAAGTTTTTGCGTAGTGCGTTTTTCAGTAGAGGTAACAGTTTCATTCAAAACTGTGCCAATATACTTGTCATATGCTACAGTAAGTTTGCTAGTAGCAACGCTTTCAAGTAGATTTGACATTAACTCACGCTTGTCCTTCGACAAGGGCTTTAATAGATCAGCCATTACGTTATTACGTTCAGCGCGTTCATTAACTCGCTTTAGCTTTTTGTTTGCTGATTCAATTAATGTTTCTTTTTCAGAAATAGTAGATTCTGATTCTGCTAAAGCAGTTTTCATATCTAATAGTTCAAGGCTTAATTTAGAAACCTGTGTGCCTTCTGCTAAATGTGAACTCATAAATTCAGTTGCAAAAGTTTCAAAAATCTTGCGTCCAAACATGTTTTCTTTAGCTAGCATGATATCTTCTTTAAGTGTGCTTAACTCGCCAGTCACTGTTGATTCAACAATGTTCGCTAATTTTGCACTTGCTTTAGAGATGAATTCACGCTTCGTCTCGGCAATCATTTTCTTGCCTTCTTGTACCAATTTAACTTTCTCTGTTAACAGATCCTGTTTATCTTGGTGGAAATCGTTAAGTTCAGTAGTTAGTTGCTCCATTACAAAGTCTTCTAACTTTTCAAAGTTTCCTTCTTGTAGTTTGCGATCATCGCGCAATTCTGTAATTTCTTTCTTTAAAGTTTCCATTACAAAAGTGTCCAGCATCTTAGCATGTTCCGCAACTTGACTTGTGTAAGTCACCTTTGCGTCTACTGCTGCTTTTTTGTCTGCTGCGAATTCACGTAATTCCGTTGTAATTGTATCTGACATCATTGCGTCTAAGGCTTCCACCATTTGCTGCTTGTCAGTTTCATAACGATTTGCGAACTCTTCACGAAGTTCATTAGTCAATTCTTCACGTGCTTCAGTTAACTTAGTTTCCCAAGCTTCTGATAGTGTAGAACGAACTTCTTCTGAAAGAACTTCTGAACTTAGGAGTTGTTCAATTGCATTTGCCATTATTTTCTCCTAATATCTAGGTTATTGATCATATTAAGTACCTCTTCCTGGAGATACTTTTCGGCTTTTGTATCGTGATTTATAGCTTTCGCAACGTCCATAATAATGTCGCTACGTCTACCATTCATGATAGCCTCGTAGAGTGGGTCTGGATATGCATCTGGAGCACTTGGATTTGCAACAATATCAACTGTTACAATTTCAAATTCCGACACATTACCATCTGCACCTACGTTACCACTACCGCGACTCGACACGCCAAATTTTACGCCATTGTCCAACAAAGTTTTACATATGTTGCCCATTGGTGTTGGTAATAGTTTTAGCTTGCCATAACCATCATTACCGTTCATCCACATTTTTTCAATTATGTGTGATACTCGGTCCAGATTCACTTGTAGATCATCTGGGTGGTCTGCTTCGCCCAACACTGAATAACCACCTTGGATTTTTTCTTGAACCGAATTAACTGCTTTTCGAATTTCCGAAGATGGATATACGCGCTGATTTTGATTGCGTGCATCACCTTGAACAAATATACCTTCCATGTACAAATCTTTTCCACCTTTGCCGTTATCCACAGCTTCAGTAACAATGTTTGCTTGATCGAAAGTTAAATGTTCATTTAGTGTGTTGCGCATTTTTATTGTTTCATACCGCGCTTCTCAGCACCATGACCGCGAGTTTCTGGCTTCAATGAAGCGCCTTCGCCAGGATGTGTTACACCCATGTCTTTTGCTGATTCGTCCGATAAGCCTTTCTTAGAGCCTTCAGATCCTTTTTCGCCAGTTGGAATTACTTTTCCACCCATGTCATTTTTGCCTGCAACTGGTGATGCTTTACCATCATCTCCTGCTGGCATTTCTGAAGGATGCATTCCATCTTTACCAATCTTTGTAAGATCAGCGGCTTCTTCTAATTCTTCATATTGCTCTTCAAATTCTTCTTCTGGCTCAATGTCAGATGCGAAATCATCGGCTGGAAGTTCATCAGATAACTCTTCTTTTTCATCGTCCATCTCATCGCCCATCAACTGTGCGAATTCTGCTTTAAGATCAGCAAGTGCATCTTCAACGCTTAACATTGCGTCTTCGATTGCTGCTTCAGATTCTGGCTCCATTTCCATGTCCATGTCGCTTTCAGCGTCCATATCCATTTCATCAGATGCTAGTTCAAATTCTGCTTCGGAATCTGTTTCATCTTCCATTGCATACGCTTCTTCAGCTTCGATCTGTTCTTCGAATGAATCAACATCTTCATCTTCGTCAAAATAAGATTCTTCAATCTCTTCTTCTTCTGAAATGTCATCTTCGACAATTTCATCCTGCTCCACAAGACCTGACCATATCTCGCGAGCTTTGTCTACAAAAGCTTCATGTAATAAATCAGATGCTTTATCACCTTCTCCATTTACTAGGCTCTCAATGATCTTTGAATAACGATCTTGTACGCTCATTTTATATTCTCCGTTTAATAAAATTTTATAAATCTATTTATTTAACTAATTCCACAGGCTACTAGGGAATTAATTTATTACAGTAGTATTTAATACTTTTTGTCTATAACTAGCCAAATACACGTTTAAAATCGCGATTTTACAAATTTTTTACAAAAAAACAATTAATTACAGTATAATCTATTACTTTTATTTAGCAACTTTTTACTCAGACGGCTTGCCATACATTGCTGTATTAACCGATTGCTCATTTTCGTATTCTGCTTTAGCTAGTTCGCGCTTATTACGAATTTTATTTAAATGCTTCAATGTCAATCGTGGTCTACGAGTATCATCAATATCCCACTTGTCTTGGTCATTTGTTTCATCAATTGCTAATTCATTAAATCTCATCGACTGTATCTCCTGTATCTGTGTCTGGTGTTACATCATCGAAATCACCATCATCAAAATCATCATCGCTTAATTCAGTTGCTTCAAATCCATCAACATCACCAACACGCAATCCTATAGAACCTAAGTCACTACTTGGATCATTTTTTGAACTACCTTCGTTATTTTCTTTGCGCCATAAGATTTCGTTTTCTGTAATCTCTGATTCACTAAGACCAAGATATTTCTTCAAAAGGAACTGTCTGCTCAAATAATCAACACCTTCTAGATTACCAAACACTGCTGCTCTTGCCGAATCTAACTCAATCTCTCTATACTTACTGAAACTCTGTGGCTCTATAAATTTCAAATCAAATAAACTACTTGTAACATCTATTCCACGGAACTTCAAAAACATCTTAAATTCATTATCTAATGCTGGTTGTAGAACTAACTGAATACGCTCACAGTACTTACTAAAACGATATTCTTGTATTAATGCAGTACCTAGACGACCATCGCTATATTGCGCTGTACCATCTTCTGAACCAGTTGGCATATATGAACTTGGTATACGAAGACCTCTCAATAACTTATTATTGAAATATTTTAGATCATCAATCTCACCTAAATTATCACCACCCGGCAAAACTTCTACCCTAGAACCACGTCCCTCTGCTGTTTGAGCAAAGAAATAATCTTCCATGATAGATAGTGGATTGTATGCGGCATCAACTACGCTACTACCACCACCAGTTTTATTAGGAATTCTAGTCTGATGAACTTCATTTTTAACTCGCTCAACAAATCCCATTGCTTTATGTGCTGGCATATTACCAACATCAATGTAGAACACTCTACGTTCTGGTGCACGCTGTACACGATAAATGATGATTGAATCTTCTAGTAATTCTTTTTGCTTATAAACTTTAAATACAGATTCAAGTATGCTCTGACCAAAGGGCCAACTTGCAGTCATTCCATCTGACATTGATACATGAATTACGTGCGTACCATCAACTGCATATTCTTCATTAGGATTTCCAGCCATTTGATTGCTAGATAATCCAGAATTACTAGTTGCATTGGTAAATCCAGGTGCACTATGCATATCCATATTTTGGGTATTTCTTGTATCGGTTAATACCATATCATGTAAATTTAAATTGATATTACGCATTATATACTGGTCAATTTCTTTACCAGTTGATTCATTTACAACAGCCTTTGTAACATCTTCTGGTGCAACCCAATATAATTTAAAAGTCTCTGGATCTCGTACAAAAAAATGATCTCCATATTTAATTGCTGCACGCACAATATTAAATGCCCTACGCTCGAAATCATTGATATTGCACCATTGCTTTAATGCAGTAGATAACGCAGACACTTCTGCATCAGTTGCATCTGATTTATAAAATATTTCAAACGGCAAACGAGTTTCCGCACTTGTCTGAGTACTAAATTCTGCAATAGTATCTAATGCACCATTAATTTCAGAATCTTGATCCATCTGATCATATTGCGTATAGCGTTCTGTACGATTAGGCATACCAGAATATACTTCTGGTAGCCAACTCTGCCATCTCGACTGTTTGGTCTGTTGACCAGTTTGATTCATGTTGTGCTTCTGAAAATGCTTCTTCCAACTCATAGTAATTTACCTTTTAATTTCATTATGATAGTATTTATGCTTTTAATATTACGTGATATTATTAACTGATCTTTGATAATCAGTAGAGCGTTGTATGCTCTTCATTGCAGATTTCATCTGTTTCAACATCATTAAAGTTTGCTTTTTGGTGTTTACAATATCATCTAAATGTTGTGATATATTATTATCACCAGTATTGGTATTTCCTACCATCATTTTTGTTTTATTGGTATCTGTTATACTACCATGACTAGTTGGTGTGAATAATTCTGCACCTTTCTCTCCTACAAGATAGGGCTTATCTTTTGTAACGGGACCACCTAATTCTCTTTTGCCTTCAACATTAGGTTTCTCAACAGAGAGGAAAAAAGATGATGAAACATATGCCGCCAAAGCCGATAGTATTTTTTGGTTTAATGAAATATCATCATTATTAAACGGTGATGATGTAATCTCTGCAACATTCACAACAGTTTCAACCGCACCTTTGGCGCTACTCATTACATCTGTTATTGTTTCTGCTCCCGATTTTAATCCGTCTGCAAGTTTTTCTGCCATTTCAGATGCACTATCTAAATTATAAACAAATGCATCTTGAATTGTCATAAATCCTGTTTTCATGTTGTTCATTGCTACTGTCATTTCACCCGAGGTGTCTGATTTCTCTTCTATTTCTTTAAGATATGCCGAATATTCAGACTTGCTCATGCCAATCATTTTTTTCATTTGCTTATCTACCATAACACCACCTGCTTTCAACTGTTGTACGATGTGCTGAACTGAACCTACTACTACATTACTT